GCCTGGAGCCGGCGCAGCGCGGCCTGCGGAGCGATGGTCTCGAGCGCCTTCTCGAACCACGGCCGGTTGCGGATGACTTGGGTCGCGTCGAAGGTCTGCATAATCAATTGCCCGTGAAGCTGACGAAGGTCGTATCGGTCGTGTCGCCGTTTTGGTACTCGATGGCGGCGGTGATGTCGCCCAGCATCTTGTTGAGCGTGTTCAAATCGGCGCGCGTCACGCTCTTGCCATTGAGCGAGTAGCTCGTGTTGAGCAGGCAGGCCTGGATTGCGTCCAAGACCTTGGACTTGAACGTTGTCAGCGTAGCAACGTCAATGTCGAGGAAGGGATTGTCGACCGCCATAAAAGAGCGGCCGCCGTCAAAAGGTTTTTTGACGCCCCGTAATGCTACGACTTTGACGGGGTGAAGCGGATGATGCCCGCGATGGTCGCCATACAGAGGAGCATCGCCGATGTATCGAGGCCGTGGTTGGGCGCGTTGCTTCGGACCTCGCGCCATTCCCAGACGCCAGTCCGCACCTCGACCTTGGCCTCGCCCTTGATGTGCTCGAGGTAGAGCGGGTTGACGTCCGACGGCAGTTCCCAGCGCAAGTCGCCCTTGCCTTCGAGCGCGGTCGCCAACGTGTCCTTAAAGTAGTCGCCGGACCAGTTGTAAAAGTAGACGTCGCCCCCGCGGTAGTCGCTCACCTGCGGATCCGAGAACGGGAAGTTGACCATCGTCCCGGTCGCCTCGTCTCGCATCGTCCACGTCCGCCGACCGTAGCCGCGCATCGAACGCCAGCCAAACTCCGCGCAGTCGCGGTCCACGTCCGCAGGCCGATAGCCGCGGTCCTGCGCGACGCAGGCGCTCGAGACCTTGAAGCGCTCTTGGAGCGCCCGCAGCTGGTCGCGCGTGTCGATGCGCCCGAACCACAGCTGACGATAGCGCGGCCCTTGCGCCGTGCTGAACGCGCCGACCTCGCACCAGAAGTGGTCCTGCTGGCGATCAATCGCGAGGAAGCGGATCGCCTCGTCGGGGATCGACTCGCCCTGCGCGTAGTCGGCCAACTTGTAGCCCGAGTCCTTGAGCAGCACGTTTACCGCCTTCTTCTCGACGATCCACGGCAGCGCTTGCCGCTTCGTCCGAAACTCAATCTTCGCCTGCTCGTCGCCCGTGCGGACTAGCTGGTTTTCGGCCTGCAGGAACTCTTCGACTAGGAGCCGCATCGGTCGCGTCACGATTGCCTCGAGGCGGAAGGACCGCACCTCGCGCGGCGCCGCAGGATTCATCGGCACGAAGCGCCCGGTCTTCGCCCAGCCGGCGCGGGTCGCGTCGCTGTCCGCGGACTCGTGCCCGCAGGAGATGCAGCGAAAGCGGCAGGTCTCCACCGCGCGCCCGACGTCCCACGTCTCGTCATCGCGGCGCGCCGCTCGGTCCCAGATCACGCCGCCGCGCTGTTCCTTGTGCAGCACCTCGAACGCGACCGGCAGGATCTTGCGGCAGCCTGAGCACTCGGCGTGCCACTCGCCTTGATCGCCCGAGCGGAAGCTCGTGTCCTCGACGTTCCCCGTTTCCGCGTCCATCACCGGCGCTTGGCTCGCGTTGTAAATCTTCGAGCGGCCGACCTCCTCGAACTTTGAGACGCGCGCCACCGCGTGGCCGTAGATCTCCTGCCACCGCGGAAGCCAGAGCTCGTCGTTGATCTTGTAGCGGATCGATTGGCTCTGCTGGGTCGAAAGGTTGGCCGCGTTGAGCGTCACGAAGAATCCGCCGAAGAAAATCTCGGTCGTCGTGCGGTGCGGCCCCGGCTTCGGCAGCATTGCGGCCACCGGCCGGCAGCGCTCGAGCAGCGGCCACAGGCGCGTCTTCGCGTGCTTCTCGACCATCTCGTCGGTCTGCATCGTCCAGCTGATCGGGCCGGGATCGTTCGCGATGATCCAAGGGAGCCAGACGTCGGCGACAAGCGTGCCGCCGATCTGGACCGCCTTGCGAAAGTGAACGCGGCGCACGAGCGGGTTTTGCAGCGCGTCGAAGATCGGCACGAGCCAAGGCGAGAGCCGCACATTGAACGGCCCCGGCGTCGCGTAGGATTCCGGCAGCTGCACGTGTCGCCGCGCCCAGTCGTAGATCGGCGAGCGGTCCGGTCGCGGAAGGCGGAAGCCGGCGAGGAGTTGCTCGGCGCTCATCGCTTCTTGCGCGGCCTCCCGCCCTTCTTGCCGTTCAGCTTCGCGGCCTGCGCCTTCGCAGCCGAGCGCGCGAGCCCGCCGCGACGCCCAAGCGCAGCCATCACGTCGCGGACCATCTCAGGAGTCGGCAAGCAGTTCATCGAGCAAGGTCACGAAGGCTCGCTCGGCGACTGCGGGCACGACGCCGTTTCCAAGGAGGCGCAGCTCGTCGACTCTGGAATCACCGGCGACGCACAGCTGGGCATAGTCCAACCCACCGGCAGGCCCATCAGAGTCTCGACCCAGCGCGGGTTCAGTTTGCCTCCCGCTTGACTGTTTAGATCCGAATACTCGATTCCGTTCCGACAAGTGCCCCCCGTCATATTGCGAGGCGTCGCCCAAGTCTTGATTTGCGAATGCAGCGTGTCCGGAGTCCCCCGATGCCTGCCAGAATCGTGCTCTGCTCTTGGCGTCGCCCAAGCCCTTCCGACTTGCGTTTCTAGATTCAGAAATCGCTTCGGATTGTTCGCTGATTCTGTTGTGATTGTCGCCGCCATCGCGCTGCAGCTGCGGGGCGTTGCCCACGACGCGGGGCGGCTCCCATCCGAACTGGAGCTGGCCGGGGCGGCTGGGCCAGACATCTCTCCGCGCATTGCCATCGCAGATAGGGAATTGCCCATTTGACCCTTGGCATAGAATCCGGCTTTCTGCGCTTCCATCGCACAGGGAGTCGGCCAAATTCCCGCTTTTTCCATCTCGACCGCGTGAGGCAGTTGATCTGCCCGACTCTTCCCATTTTTGCGAAAGAATGATCCCTCGCTTGATCCCTTCCAATCCCGAGATAATGCGGTGGGCCAGGATGAAGACGCGCTTCCGCTGGTGAGGCGCGCCGACTTCAGCCGCGCTGAATATTCCCCACGTCGCCGAGTAACCAAGCTCGCCCAGATGTTCGATGACTTCTCGGAGTCCAAGGCTGATGTGTCCTTCGACGTTCTCGAAGAAGCACAGCCTGGGTCGCAGAATTGAAATTCCATCTGCGATGTAGGGCCAGAGGTGGCGAGGGTCTTCTCGGCCGAGTCGCTTCCCAGCGCTTGAGAATGGCTGGCACGGATAGCCGCCTGAGAGTATATCCACTCGGTCGCGCAGGTCGGACCAAGGAAAAGACTTGAGGTCAGGCCAGATCGGAGCCGCGTCAATCTGCCCGCCTTCCATTCGCGCAAGTAGCAACTCGCACGCGAACGCTTCGATCTCCGAATAAGCGATTGTTCGCAGATTCGGGATGCAGCGATGCAGTCCGAGGTCGATGCCGCCGTAGCCAGCGCAGAGGCTGACGTGAGTGATTTGGGGATGATCCATAGCATAGTCGTTGTTCGATCATCTGAGAAACCTAAGCCGCTTGGGCTTTCAAGCTTAATCTTCCGTCGCGCTCTTCTTGATCGCCTCCGTCTCGAACCGCGCAAGGTTGCCCGCGATCACCTCGCGGATCTCGTCCAGGATTAGCCCGCCTTCGACGTTCGCCTCCGCGGCTGACTTGCCGGCGACGCGCGGGCCGAGCTCGACCTCGAGCTTCAAGCGCAGGAGCAAGTCGAGCTTCTGCGAAAGCAGCTGGAGCATATCCTGCACGACCTCGCGCTCGACCACGTTCCCGCGTTCGCGGCCCAGCTTGAGGTCGCGCAACTCAATGTCGCGCCGCATCAACTCGGCCTTCAGCGCGCCTAGGCTTCCGTCCTTGATTCGCCCAAGCCCGCGCTCGTCGCGCCACGCGATCAGCTGCTCGAGGGTCGCCCCGGTCGGCCAGTCGTCGCGCTTCTGCCATTCGCGCAGCGTCGGCCGCGTGATCTTAAGCGCTCGAGCGAGTGCGTCCTGTGTCATCGTGTCGCTTTCCGGCAAGATTGCCTCAAGGCCCAGCCCCGTTTTTTTGCGCTAGGTCTTGCAACC